CTTATAGCGACCTGGAACGCGTATTTCGACCTATCCCTTGGTTTCGTTCTCTAAGGGATGCCGCCTCTTCTCCCGAAGACATCACCGGCCGTATGCGTTGTAAATACGGACTCTCCGAGGTTGTCTTCGTCGAGAAGGATTCTTCCGGGCCGAGAGTGATCGCTAAGGAACCTGCAGAGTATATGTGGTGTCAACAATCCATTAAAGAATGGATGTACAACCACATAGAAACTCGCAGTGTAGCCCGCGGTCACATCAACTTCTCGGATCAAGAGGTAAATCGCAATTTAACGCGAAAACCTCGAGATTGGATCACCTTAGACATGTCTAAGGCATCCGACCGGAATTCACTAGCATTGGTCGAGCTTCTGTTTAGCAAAACGAAGCTTTGGCCATACCTGCTAGCGAGTCGCACGCCAGGTACTATCCTCCCAGATGGGTCGGTGCTTACTTACAAGAAATTTGCACCGATGGGTAGTGCTGTCTGTTTCCCTGTGCAGGCATGTGTCTATTATGCACTTGCCGTCGCAGCGTTACAGTCTGGCGGAGTTCCTCTCTCACTTGCACTCTCCCTTGTATATGTCTACGGCGATGATCTCATAGTGCCATATGGAACATATGGCATCATAAACGCATTGTTTGAATCCGTCGGATTGAAGTTCAATTCCGACAAATGCTGCATAGAAGGACTCTTTCGTGAGTCCTGCGGCATGGATTCATACGATGGTGTCGAAGTGACACCTGTGCGTATGAGACGCGTCTACACACACAAGGGGCGTTTGCCTATAATCAGCATGGTAAAGCATGCCAATGCTCTACACGTAGCTGATTACCGGGCTTCTTCTTGCGCTTTTCGTCGAGCGGTTCTTGCGCAATATCCCTCACTAAGGGCGATGCGCATTCCGTATTCTCGACTTAAAGATGTACCCATACTCTGCTGGCTCAATGATGAGCTTGACACGGTGAAAAGGTCTTTTATAGACTCAATTCCTCGTGTCAGAGGGTATGTGTTTGAGCCACAAAGGCTCAAATGTGACGAAGATGCTGAGCATCTCTACTTCCGAGAGTCCTTGAGTCTCGGAGGGCCGGTGGGTGTCCTAAAAGGCACCCGGGTCAAACGCAGGTTCCTCGCATCAAGATTCCAGGGGAGGTTGCGTAAACGCAACATCCCTTATTGGCCTGGAAGCGAGGAAGTAAGAAACATGGATTTGTTTTAAACAAATCCCGGTGTGGGAGCG